CCTTTGCTGAGAAAATGGTCAACTTGAATTATGAAGGTCAACGTGCGGCTTTGCGGGTCTTGGAGAAAAGTCCCAACATTTCAGTTAACAGCTTTGAGCGCGCTAGAAATGCCCTCCTTTTGGCTCAAGAGGAACAAGGGCAGGAATCACTCTTCAACCTTGCGGATTTTTGGGTAGAGCAGGTGAACCTCGTTAAGTGGGAAGCCAACGGCCAAAACGCCCAAATTGATGTACCTGTGCTAGAAACAGCCCCAGAAGTGGTCATTAAAGGCCGCGATAAGACCGGCGATGTTATGCACCGATACATTCAACTCCTCGCAGACAACGAGGAATATGCCCAAGCCGCCGCAGTCTTGGGTAAACTTTATAAGGAATTGGTTGTCTCGCGGAAAATTCAAGTACCCGCGCCCCAACCTCTGAAAAAGTAGCCTTTTTCAATTCAGGGAAACCCCGGCCTGGTTGGGGTTTCCCCCTCATCTCTTTTATAATTCTCTTTTGACAGTCTTGTTTGGAGATGTACGATAAGAGAAATACATGACAAATCATTTTTTGGAATGGTTGATATGGAGGTTAATCATAGGCACTCTATTTCATAAACTTCAAACCGCCGGTGGCTACCCGCTTGATGAGGTAGCCTCGGTGGTTCAAAAGGCGATCCGTCGTGGCGAGGAGGAACTAGCCCTCTTCTTCGCGCAGGAACTAGAAAGCCGCTACCCCTACATGCTTTGGCGACGGCTCATCGTTTGTGCGCATGAGGATGTCGGGCTGGCCGATCCAGATGTGATCGCTTTCGTGGCTCTTTGCGAGGAGCAGTATTGGCAGATGCAGGCGAAGCACCAAAAGGTATTTAGCCTGCCGGTGATCAATGCCGTTCTTCGGCTTTGCCGAGCTCCTAAAAGTCGGGAGGCTGACTATTGGTACAGCATCATTTATCAAAGCGATGAGGTGCGGTTAGAAATACCTGATTGGGCATTGGATAAGCACACGGCCCGTGGGCGTAGCATGGGGCGAGGGGTGGATCACTTCTACGACGAAGGTGCGGTTCTTTCCCCTTCGGCCGATACGCGCACCGACCTCCGCGACCGAGCGCGGGAAATTGACAAGAACAAAAAGGAACGCTCGTGGTTGACGGCCCGAAAGGGCGAGGTCAAAAAGGGCAAGAAGGGTGAGTTAACGGCCGTTGAGGGTGCCGACGGTGAGCAAGCCAAGCCGCCAACCCAAGCCAGTATGTTTTAAGCCAGTTTTGTTTTAGGTATGATTGGCTCTCAATCCCCCCACGATGGTCAAAGGGTCACTCCTTTTGTTTGATGTGGTGTGAATAATCCGTTAGTTTAGGCAAAAGGTTGACCTATTTAACAAAATCAATTTATAATGATTAGAGTGGCTTTACCGCCACTCTATCTATTTATGACAGACATGACCACTGACCCAATACCCCTAGACCAATTGTTAGCTCGTCCTGCCAGTGAGACGGGTTCTTTGCAGTTTGAAATCTTGTCTGCCATTCCCGACAACGGCCTTTCATTTGAATGGCTTTCTCCTCAAACCATAGACACCACCGATCTTAACTGGAAAAGACACCCGTCCCTGCAACATGAGGCTTGGTTGAGCTTCTTGGGTGAGGTGGGTTGGGTAGGGGCGTTGCTCTATAACCGCACTACCGGCAAATTGTTAGATGGTCACATGCGGCTTCAGGATGCACTGGAAGGCAATTTCGAGAAAGTGCCGGTGCTGGTGGTGTCGTTGGATGAGGCGACCGAGCGCAAAGTGTTGGCTCTGTTGGACAGAATCGGAACGCTCTTTGAAACGCGCCGGCCTATGTTGGAAAAACTCGCCGCCATGGTGGAAACGAAGGCCGCTAATCTGCAAGCCATTCTTGATAGCCGTGGCTCAATCTTCGGCGGGGAAGATGAAGACGAGGAGGGCAACGGCCGTTCCTCGAAGAAAAAGAAAAAGAATTTTCCCGGCTTGATCTCGCTGGTGCCGGGGGCACGGTTTGATTATGTGATGCTCATCTTCAAAAGCGAATTGAATTTCAACACCGCCTGCGATCATTTTGGCATTAAGCCGGTGCGATGCGCGTTTAACTCAGGGATAGGCAAGGGGCGTGTGGTAGATGGGGATGAATATCTAGCCAAAGTTATGCCGCAAGTGGGGGCATTCCCTCAAAAAGAATTGCCTTTTGGCTTCGATGCAGTTAGGGACAATCCCTTTGTGCAAGGCGTTATTGGCTCAAACAACAGTGGCGAGGTGTCCCCGACGTGAAGCTAGTTACAACCCGCACCGATGGCCTAAAGGTCATCCATAATGGCGATGTAAGCCTATTAATTCATATCCCCAGCCGGGGACGTGCCGACCGCATCATCAATCATCCTTTTGCCAGTGTAGGAAATATCTTTGTTCATGAACCCGAATTGCCCAGCTACGGCCGTTCTTTCGCCAAAGCTGGCAAACTGCCGGGGTGCCTCGTTCCTCATAACGTTGATGGGCATCTCGGTAAAATCCGTAATTTCATGAATGACCATCGGCAAGGGGAAAGCTTTGTCATTCAGTTGGATGACGACTATGCCGGAATGCACAACCTTTTCACCATGCGTAGAAGCCAAACAAAAATAACGGATGTCAATACTATCGTTGACATCTTCACGCAGACCTATATGTTGGCAAGCGATGCCGGCACGGGTCTATTTTGTTATGCCCAAACACCGACACCATGGGAGCGTCATAGCTATGCCCCCATGCGCTTGCGTGGCTGGGGGATGGCCGCTTGCATGGGCTTTCTTCGGACAGATGTCCTGCGCTTCGATGAAGGGCTACGGCTTAAGGTTGATGTGGACATGTGCCTTACGGCCATAAAGGAGTTTGGCTTTTTAATTCAGGATATGCGGTTTTGGGGCTGGTGCGATGAATCGGGATCAAGGACTGGCGCGGATGTAGGAGGGTTGGCAAACTTCCGCACCACTCATACCGAAGAGGCCGCAGTCAGATATTTACAAGACAAATGGGGCGAGGGGATTATCTCCTACAATGGAGCCAAAAAGAGGGGCTTGGGTATTGCATTTCGGGCAAATATTCCACAGTCATATGACGATTGAAGAGGTACACTGACAATGATTAAGATCGCGGCTTCGCATCAACCCCACTATAACCCCTATCTTCCCTACTACGGGAAGGCTGTCCATGCTGACATTTTCATCCTCTCTGATGATGTCCAGTTTGCTAAAGAGAACTTCCAAAACAGAAACCGAATAAGAACGGCCGTTGGCCGTGATGGGTGGCGCTGGTTAACCGTTCCAGTTAGGTATCACAGCACGTCGAAAATCCGCGAGGTATTGCTGGCATCTAATGACCATGATAACTGGCGGCAAACCCATTTGAACATCCTTGAGAATGAGTATCATCGTGCTCCTTACTTCCGCCAAATGTTTGGCCTTTTGGAAGATGAAATTTATTCAGCCAATGGCGCACAAACGCTGGCCGAAATGAATGAAATATTTGTGCGACGATTTGCCTATGAGCTAGGCATCAAGAGCAAAGGAAAATACATTTTGGCAAGTAGCTTGAACATTGACCCACCTACCGACAAAACAGATCGCCTTATTAAATTGACAAAGGCCGTGGGTGGAGATGCCTACTTGGCCGGGCGCGGGGCGTTGGCTTATTTGAATCCGCGTCAATTTGAGGAGGCCGGTGTTACTCTACTTATCCAAGACATGAAATGTCCGAATTACGCACAGGTTCATGGGGGTAAGTTTTTGGAAAATATGGGCGTTATTGATTTATTGATGAACCTTGGCCCCAAACGAGCGCAAGAAATTATGACCAACCAGTATTTTAGTTACCATGCGATTTAATGTTTTAGCTGTTTCAGCACACCATGATGATGTGGAACTTGGCTGCGGTGGAACGCTTGCCCACCATGTTCAGCGAGGGGATCGCGTTCATTTAGTTGTCACCACCAAGAACGGCCGTACCGCTGATCATGCCCAGCGATTGGCGGAACAGACTTTAAGCAGTGATGTTCTTGGTATCACTGCCACGTTTTGTTTTGATAAAGTGAGCCGTGACTTAAGAGAGCAGGATATGATCATGCCCATGCTTGGCGAACTCATAAACCGCCTAAACATAGATGTGGTTTATACCCCTTACCCAAACGACACCCACGCCGATCATGTACATACCACAAACGCCCTAATCCCTGCGGCACGCCATTGCTCTGTTTTGTTTTATCAATTGCCTTCATCGGTCAATTTCCCGCCCAATCTATATCTACCCTTGTCTGATGGATTGATGGAAATAAAAGAAACTGCACTCATGTGCCACGCATCGCAGGTTGCACGAACAGTGGCCGGCGTAAACCTGCCCGCATGGATTAAGGCCATTGGGCAATTTCACGCCATCAATCTATTGCCTAGGGTACAATACGCCGAAGCCTTTTATATTTATCGTATGTTGCATTGGCTAGGAAAAATGAGCAATGACTGACCCAGTAGATAAGAGCACAAAAACCAAATCTAAGTTTACCCCTTCATCCCCTGAAGAAATCGAAATAAGAAGGGGAAAGCTCTTACAGTACATGATCGGCGGTATTACAAATCGTCGAACTCTAGCCGAATTTTTGAAGGTCTCACCGATGACCATTCAAAACGATATAAAGGCACTTCGCACCCAACTCCGCCAAGACAACCTGACCACGTTTGAGAACTACTCAGCTATGCACTTAGAGCAAGCAAATACGGCTCTAACCGCTATCCATCCGGAGGTGCTACGAGGCAACCTTGACGCAATTGATAGGCTGATAAGCCTGATGAAGCACCAAGCGGATGTGATAGGACTAAATGGATTTATGCGCGACCGTCAAGACAAAAAGGATGGGGCCGGTGACTACAAAGAAAAAAAGGACCCAACCCCCACCAATACAACCAATTTGAATTTTGTTGGAAGTGATACGGATGTTCAGGTTGCGATCAGCGGTATGCTCCAACTCCCCCCCGATCAGCTCTCATCTTTTCTTGCCAACATAAGAGCCGTTTCCGAAACTTTGCAAACAAACGACAATAATGATGATTGATATTCTGGTCTTGTCGCATAGTTATATAGGCGATGCAAAAAAAAGCCCTCCTGAGTTATACGTAAGAGCTATACAAAGCGTAAACCGCGGGGAGGTTTAACGTGTTACCGCAGGAGAAAACGGCCGTTGTTGAAGCGGCGACAATGACCCGCCAGATGCTAACTGATGGTAGCTTTGGCGAAACTCCCCCCCACATGCGCCGCGATGGGCGTAAACCTTTGAACATGTTGCCGTGGACAATGCTCCGACGGCCGATGCTTCGCCCAAATGTCCCCCTTGATTTAGTCAATAACCCATACCTCATCGGCATGATGTCTTGCACCGCGAGGGAGCAGGTGTTTATGAAGTCCGGGCAGATCCGCATCACCGAGCTCCTGCTTTCTTACGCTTTCCATGCCTGTGACGAACGTTATATGGACATAGCCTACATCATGCCCACTTATGCGGATGTGAGCGACATGAGCCAACAGCGTATAGGTACGGCCCTCGAAGCCAGCCCCTATCTTGATGGCATTACCAACAAGGTTGATGGCGAAAAGAAAAGAGGTCACCGCGGTGCAGACAAAGTAGACCTGAAGCGTATCCGTGACAATTGGCTCATTCTCCGAAGCGGAAACGTGGCACGCATGACCGATGGTGCCGAGGCGGGGCGTTCGGCCAATCGAATGAAATCGTTTCGCGCCGATGGTGGGGTAGCCGATGAATTTGATGAAATGATGCCAGAAACCTTGCCGCTTCTCAAAAAGCGGTTCGGTGCAAGCCCCATCCAAGAGCTTCGTATTGCCTCCACCCCCAGCTACCACAACACCAAAATACATGCTGAATGGCTGAAAACTGACCAACGGGAATGGTTTGTGCGTTGCCCTCATTGCGGCCGTTTTCAAATGCTCACCATTGACAAGGTCATTCAGGATTACGACGAACTTGGACGGCCGTCCGAATGGCATGGAAAAAAGGACGGCCGTGCCTTTATTGCCTGTGAAAACAAAAAGTGTGGCAAAGAACTTAACCGCATGGCCGCTGGCGAGTGGGTCCCCACCTATTTTGGCCGTGAAATCGTTGGGTGGCATCCAACCAAACTTATGTCCTGTAGTAACCCGCTACGGCCCGATGACGAAATCATGCTGATTGTTCTCAACCTCATGCAGTTGGAGCAAAGCGATCTCATGCAGGCATGGAATCAAGACTTAGGTCTTCCATGGTCGCCAAAAGGCGGCAAAATTGATGACAAAGTCATTGGGGCAAACAAGCGTAATTACTCCCATGGCGCGCATCATACAAACGAGTTTGTTTTTATGGGGGTAGATATTTCTCCTACACTGAAACATACGGTGATCCGCTATTTCAATCCATTGACCGGCGAATATCCGCAACTTTATGCGGGTACAGTTACCAGCTTTGGGGCAGTAGCAGAATTAATCAACCTTTACAATGTCGACATTTGCGTTGTTGATGGAGCTCCCGAAACTGAGCAGTCGCTTGATCTTCGCTCAAGGTTTACCGACGGCCGTGTATGGTTAGCCTATTTCAGTGCTACGGAAGGACAAACGCTAGAGCATGTTGATTTTCAGGGGAAGGAGGGGTATGTACGTGTGGCGAGAACTCGTGCTTTAGATTCAATGTATGCTAGATGGTTTGCCGGCAAAAATGTTATCCCGGCCAATATTAGCAACGTTCCAGACTATTTAGACCAAATCAAGGCCCCTACCCGCGTCATCAAAACGGATAGGCACGGAAATTTAACCGCATCTTATACAGAGGGTAGCAAGGATGACCACTTTGCCTTTGCTGAACTCTATGCTTACGTAGCATCGAAGAATATAAAAGGTTGGTTCTTTGCGTAAATGAGTATGAATGACTAACGAAGACGATGGCTTGAATGAGACAGAGCCAAAAAAGAAAAAACGAATAACGCGCAGTGAATGGAAATCTATCATCAAAGCAATGCACAGTGAAGGCTTTCCAGATAACACCACCGGCCCAATGAGTGTAGATGGTGTAGAAAACATTGTGCCTGAAAAAATGAGGAAGTTGATCGTTCAACGTCAATCAATCTTTGCCCACCGAAACAAGGAAAATTCAAAACTCCCTGAAAATGTTTTCCAGCGTTTAATGGATGAACGCACCCTTACATGGCGCGATGTCGATCCCATGCCCGACGACATGCCCGACGATCCGCCTCCACCCTTAGAAAATGGGATGCCGAAACGCAAACGGCCGTCCCGAAAGAAAGGCAATAAGTGAGATTTGCGGGATATGATACAATCATGAGCGAGGTATATTTATGAGCTACATACAACAATTTCGACGGCAAATCAAAGAGGCTTATGTTGATAATTTCGCCTCACCCACAATCCTCCTGCCGAGCGGCCAGAAGGTAACAGTTTGGCAAGGTACAAAGAGCGGATCCGCCTTTGTCAATGGCTCCATGGGGGATGTGCTTAAAGATGTCATCAAAGGGGAGAACAAAGTTGATAGCCCTGAGTTGTTGTATGCTACCGTGGGGGCTTTGAACCGTTGTATCCAATATCGAGCGGATTCTATTTCTTCATTGCCCCGCGAAGTAGAGGACATCAGCACCGGCGAAGTCATCGCCCAAGCCAACTTTCCTACCCCTCGCCAAGGTCCGGACGGCCGTGTCTTGGGCGAAGACACTTTACCTTTTCAAATATCGCTGACCCGCATTTTGACCCAAATTGAGAAGGCTCTTTGTATTTATGCCCAAGCCTATCTACACAAGGAGCACAATAACTATTTTATAACGGCCGTTGTCTGGCAAGACCCAGCCCTGATCACACCCGTGATAGGTGAAAACGGTTTCGAGAAGTTCACCAAAGCCGTGGGTAAGAAAGAAATACCCATCCCTGTTGAGGACATTTGCTACATCTACACCCCCGGCCTGCGTGAATTTCGCCCCGATACCCCACTGGCAAAGGTGGCGATAACCAAAGCCGGCATTCTCTACCATCAAGACAAATTTCTGACCTCGTTCTTTGAAACTGGAGCTATGCCCGTTACGCTGGTGTTCGCCAAAAGTGCGCCCCCTGAACCCGTGATGCAAAAGATACGGTTCTTTCTGCAACAAGCCCTTACCGGCCGCTCAAAGGCGTGGGACATCCATGTATTGCCGGGCGACCAGATGTTGGAGTTCAAAACCCTGACCCCGCTCTTGAAGGACATGATTCTTACCGAACTTAGCGAGGAAAACCGCCTTGACATCTGCGCCACTATGGGGGTGCCGGCCAGCGTTCTTTACACAAACGCCTCCCGCAACTCAACATCCGAACAGGATGATGAGCATTTCTATACCAAAACGGTGATCCCCCAAGCCCTGCTTATTGAGGAGGCGTTGAACGAAGGTCTTTTTGCTGATGCTGGCTTGCGATTACGATTTCACTACGAAGCATTGGCGGTGTTCCAGCAGGCACGGTTTAAGAAAGCCGCCGAACTACAGCCCTTCTTTCCTTACATGACCATTGATGAAATACGCAGTCTTATTGGCCTTCTGCCCAATGCAGAGGTTGACGAGATGCGCAACCAAGCATCAGCCGCCGTTTTGCCAGCGGCAACACCCAGCCCAGCCAACGTTTCCAACGATACCCCCACAGATACGGCCGTTGCCACCAACACCAATGAGAACATAGATAATGGCGATGATACGAAAAGCCTGCCTTACGGCCTCAGCAAGCCCCAATACAAGGCGATGATGACCGACATGAACAAATGGCGTAGCAAGGTGCTTCAACGATACCCCAAATCTCCCCCGGCCAATGTTCCCTTTACCTCTGACCACATTGTTGAGCCGGTGAAAACGGCCGTTTTCAAGGCCTTGATGTTTGCAAACACCCCCGACCAAATACGCGCCGCCTTTGAACGGCCGTTCCTGCACATGAGGGAACGCGATGTCAGCAACTAAAGACTTGGTGCGCGAATTGAATAACGCTTTGACGGAAGCGGAAACGCAAGGGATGCGGGAGGTTTATTGGGGGTTCCAAGAACAAAGGGAAGCCCTTTTTAACCATAACTTCAAATCGTTTGCCACCTGCCCTGATGCACGTTCGCTTGACGGTCGCGGTCTTGTACCAGTGGGGCGTACTCTCTAACGTTACCTATTGTGGAGCGAAAGCCAAATAGGTCTACCTTTTGCACATGCGTCCAAGACCTACCTAAATTACCTGTGCGCCGATAGGTGGAGTTCTCTGGCGGGGGCGGGTATTTGGCAAGGTCGGTGGCAAAGGTGGCTCCAATCTCATTGACAGCCGGCGCAAGGTAGGCGGGGTTAGAGAGTGAGTTGATCACCTTTAGTACCTGCTCTTCATTTTGGATGTCAATAACAATATCAGCCATTTGTACCGCCTAAAGGGTGGGGAGCGTGATCCGCCTCTTGCCCTTACCCTTGCCTTTGACCTTGATTTCTCCTGCATTCGCGGTGATGATGCGGGGAGTTTTGTTTTTACCTGCGGCTTGTTTGTAGATTTCTATCGTTGACATGGATTCAAGATAAATCAGATAGGCACGCTCTTCAACGCTCATCACCCGCTTGACGCTGGGGC